ATACAAGCTTCAGCTTTGCGCCGTTCGACTCGTCCACGCCCATCTTAAAGCCCGAGCCCGTGTCCATTTTCGACATGTACTCTTTTAGCGTCATGGCGTAAGGTGCTTCGTAGGCGTCAAGGATCTCATTGATGTTGTCAAGCCCTGCGCTCTCCCCAGAGACCCAGCAGGTGCAGTCTTCCGTGTCGTTCTCGGATTCAAGAATCGTATAGCACTCATATTTCCCGCCGTTCTTTGTGTTCGCCCGCAGCATATACCCGCCTGCGTCGCTGAGCCGGTCAATGAGCGCATATTCGCTTGACTTATAACACACACTGCACTCGAAGATGTCCGAGCCGTATGCAAGCTCTGAGGTCTTGAGGTCGCCCTCGATCCGAAGTCCGTCTTTCAGCTTGTCGCCTGCCGCCCGGAGGATATTCATGTATTTGTCCGCAAAGTACAGAATCATAAATACGCCTCCCGGTATGTCATGGTGATTTCGGGCGGGTCCTTTGATGTGTCTCTTGCCATGGTGATTCCGATGTTGTTTTCCCCAGTGACAAGTTCCATTCCGTCCCATTGATTCATGATGTCGCCGAGTCCCGGCTCCGAGACGCCATTCACTGTGATTTCTGCCGAAGCGCAGTCAATCACGACCTCATCACCGCTCTTTATGGCGTTGGAGACCCCCTTTGCGCTTGACGCCGAATGTTCCACGAATCGGATGTATCGGACCGCGTTCTGCTTGAGAACGGGCGACCCGCTGTAGTCCATCATGTAGACCGTCATGTGTGTCGGTGTAAGCGTGCTATTTGTTCCGTTCGCCGAGTACGTATAGGATTCGTTTCCGAGCCTCAATGTGTACACGCCGCCGAACCGCATGAACGAACACCGCAGGCTGTTCTCTCCGAATACCGGATTGTCTGCCGTCGCCTGCATAACAATCGTGTCCACCTTGTCGTCACCGATATACACGGAGATTTCAAGACGGTTCGTGCCGATTGCCGACTTCTGAATGACAAGGCCGCAAATCTTCACCGTCGTTTCAACGGTCGTTGACTGATCCTCATCGTCTGTAATAGTGGTGGTCTCGGTTCCGTAGAGCGCGAACGCCTGCGCACCGCGCTCGCTTGTCCGCTCCGCGTAAATCCTGGATTCGAAATCCATCTCGAAGTTTGAGCGTTTCAGGCTGAGGTCATACTGCATCGCCCCGCCGTGGAGCTGACAAACAGAGCTGTAATATGTTCCGTCGTCAAGCGTCTCAATGTCAATGACGCCGCCCTCATCATCACCGTATATGATTCCAATCGGGCCCGAGTAATACTCGCCGTTCGATAAGAGTGCAAAACCGTAATCGCCTCTGTAGGGCACGAGCCAGCTTTCACCGCCAATGGTCTTCGTCTCGTAATACCACACTTCTTCCATGTCTGGGTGAAAACCGCGGTAATCCGATCCGGGCGGAGGCGGTGGCCAGCAGTCACCCAAGACCGCCGTTATTTCCGGAATATAGCTCTGCATGGTCTCCCATCCGATGAGCGCTCCCATCTTCGTCCATCCGCCTGTTTTCGTGTTGAATATCTCGCGTCCTGTTCCGCCCTGCCCCTTTGTGATGTCGTAGCTCGTTCCGCAGATGACCCTTGCCGTGTCCTTTAAGAGCTCCACAAGGGTAATGTTGCCGTGTGCCGCAAGCTTGAACTTCGGCGGGTTCGGCACTGTGCCGTTGTAGATGGTCTTGATCGCGCCGTCCTTTTCCGTCACTTCGTATTCTTTCACGGAGTATTTAAACGGGTCGGCGCAATAGAACTCGATTTCTCCCTTGGTCGAGAGCACGCCTTCCTTCGGAGGGCGGAGTGCCTGCCGTGTGCCGATAAAGAACTTGTCCGGTTCATCGTTGAAGATGAGTGTCGCTTCTTCCGCGTCAAGGATGTGGTTGAGCCTGTTGAACTTAGCCATGAGCTCGGCCGCATTCTTCGCCGATAGCTGATAATTCACGGTGATGACCCTCGGCAGGTGCCGGCGCGAACGATACCTCGCGCCGTGCCTTGCCTTGGTCTCTATGGCGTCAATCTCGGATTCAAGGGCTTCCCGCCCCGTGACATTCAATGTCCGGTAGCCGTCGATTTCGTTCTCCAGAAAAACGCCGTTAAAATTGAGCGCCTCGGACGGAAGCTCCGCCCGAAGTGCTCTTTCGATTGTGTCTGTAAATTTGTATAAAGCCATTTAGAATTCCTCAAATGCCTTTCACATCGACTTTATTATGCGTAAGCAACTCTTAACCGCCTGCCGGTCTTCCGCGCGTCCCTCGCGTCAATGGAGCGTCTGTACGGCGTCTCGCTGCGTGCAATCTCGCGTCCGTCAAGGTAGGTCTTCGTGATAATGGTCTGCTCGCGGTTGTAGCTGTAGCTTTCATCAAGCTCTGTCGCTCCGACGAAGTCGCCCGCAAAGTCATCCCTTGCCCTGACCGGAGCCATGACAAGCTCCTTTGCCGCCGCGATTGCCGCTTTAGCCTTGGATGCGATGCCGTTGATCCAGCCCTCACCGTACCAAGCGCCGTACTTGAACGTTACCTTGGACGGTGATCCGATCTTTGCTTTCGCCGCGATTGCCGCATTTGCCGCACTCGCAAGAGCCGCCGCCTGGGCCGCAACGTTGCCCGCCTGAGAAGCGAGACCGTTCGCAAGACCTTGACCGATGAATGAGCCCGCCGCGTATGCCGTAGCATAGCCGCTGTTCATGGCGTTCGCCGCCGACAGCGAAATCGACGAGCCTGCCGCGATAGCCGCAGCCCCGCCGGTGCGGATGCCCTGAGCGAACCGCTGACCGACCTGCGTGCCTGCCTGACCCGCCTGAGTGGCGGTCTGCTGCATCGTTCTGAGTATAGACTGACAGCCGCTCGTCACAGCCTTGGAGCCGTCGCTCATGCCCTTCTGCATTGCTTTGGCAGCCGCACTGAAGCCTTTTTCCGCTGACCGCGTGACCGCATCGCATACTGTGTCCACAACCGCGCCGAGTGCGCTCATGCCTGAGCTGACCACACTGACGGATGTTTCCATACCGCTGAGCGAGTTTGCCGCGCTTGACGCATCGGAAGCGATCTTGGCGACCGATTCAGCGACGAGCGTTGTGCTTGCCGCAAGGAGCGCCATTCCCGCCGCCGATGCCGTGACCGCCGCTCCGAGGGCAATGATTGCCACCGAACCTGCGACTGCCGCCGCTGTTGCCGCGATGAGCCCGCCGCTGAAAGCAAGAAATCCCGCTGTAAGAGCGAGCACGCCTGCCGTCATGGCAAGCAGTCCTGCCGAGAGTGCCATGCACCCCGCCGTCACCGCCATGGAATTTGCACCGACGACCATAAGAGCCGCACCGAGCGCAATCACGCCGACAGCCGCCACGAGAGCGCCTGCCCCGAGGACGATTGCCGCAACGCCGACCGCAAGGATGCCCGCAGCCGCTACGATTGCACCTGCACCTGCGACGATTAAGCCCGCACCGAGGACGAGAGCGCCTGCTCCTGCTACAAGGGCACCTGCCCCGAACACTGTCAGGGCTGTACTGAGAGCAGTGAACCCTGCTGCCGCCGTAACACCGTAAGCCGCAACGATCGGTAGTGTTGCCGCGATCACAGCGACCGAAGTTGCCGCGACCAGTGCTGCCGCGGATATCGTAAGGAGTACTAAGCTGAGGGCTCCCATGCCCACCGACGCAGTCAGAGCACCTGCCCCGGCTACAATGAGGCCGGCACCAAGTACAATGGCTCCTGCGCCTGCCACGAGGGCACCTGCACCGAACAGGATCAGGACCGCGCACAGGGCTGTCAGCATTCCTACAGATGCCATACTGGAACTGCCTATAATCATCAGACCTGCGCCCATCAGCGCAATCCCCGCACCGCAAAGGGCAAACCCGGCTCCGAGCAGAAGTACTGCAACGGAAAGTGCCGTAACTCCAGCGGCAGCTACAAGCGCGCCTGCGCCTGCAACGATAAGGCCGGCTCCCAGCACCAGAGCCCCCGCCCCACCGATTAGAGCACCCGCGCCAAATGCGGTAAGTGCCAATCCAAGCGCAAGGAACGAAGTCGCCGCTGACTGCCCATACGCCGTCACTGTCGGAAGAGTCGAAGATATGACCGCTACCGCTGCCGACGCTAACAGAAGCCCTGCGCCTACCATGAGGACCGCCGCGCCGAATGCAACAAATCCGACCGCGCCTGCCGTGAGTGCCGCGCCGAGTGCCGCCGCACCGACTGCCATGAGTGCCATGACTGCGACCATTGCCACGAACATGGCGATTGCCGGCGCGCCTGCATTTGTGAGCGCGATTGCCGATGCCGCCATGATTGCAAAGCCAGCCGCTACGAGGAGCACTGCCGCCCCGATCATAAGGAACGCCGTGCCTGCCGCGGTAAGGCTTGCCGCCGATGCCGTTGCCGTTGTCGCCATGTAGAAGAGCCCTGCCGCCAACAATCCGACCGCGATGACAAGACCTGCCATGACTGCGATTGCCGGACCGCCCGCCGAAGCCAAAGCGATTGCCGACTGCGCAAGGATCCCGAAGCCCAGAGCGATGAGTGCAACGCCCGCGCCGATCATCATGAAGGACTTAGCCGCCGCAAGCATTGAGGCTGACGAACCCTCTGCCGCAGTGCCCGCGGACTGGATGCCTGATGCCGTCTCCCCGAGCTTGCCTGCGATACCGCCAGAAATAATGCCTGCGAGTCCGCCGATGGCACCCGCAATCGTGCTGATGATGCCGCCGACGAATGTTACCGCCTTAAACGCAATGAAGCCCGCGACGATCTTCGGCAGCAGGCTGATGAGCATCGCAATCGTTCCCGCGTGCTGTTCAATAAAGCCTGCAAGCGCCACGAGTGCATCAGCGACCTTCCCGACCACATCAGAAAAGCTCTGCACGCTCTGGGTCGAGCCGAATTCTCCATTCAGTTTTGCAAGAGCCCGTCCTACTGCGCCGAACGCTTTTGCAAATGCCGGTCCGACTCGGGAAAAATTCGTTCGGAACACGGTCAGATACTTGCCCGCATCCTGCACGAATTTCTTAATCTTGCCCGATTTCATGGACTTATTGATGGCCGTAGCCGTCTTGGAAGCCCACTGAACAATAGAGCGAAGCCCGCCGACGTAATCGCTGTAAATGGTCTCTTTGATTGCATCGACCGAGCTGTGCCAGATATCAACGTCACCCTGCAGGTTATCCGTCTGCTTTTTGTACATGTCCTCAGCCGCGCCGCCGCAGTTCCTGAGCGCTTCGCTGAACTGATCCACCTTGTCCGGAGAACTGACGCACATCTTGTTGAATGCTTCCAAGCCCCTTGTCGTGAAGATGGTCGCCGCCGTAGCGTTCCGCTGTTCTTCGGTCATTCCGCTCATGGACGCATTCAGCTCGTCCACGACCGTGTTGAAATCACGAGCGTTTCCGTTCGCGTCGTATGCCGATACACCGAGTGCTTCCATTGCTTCAGCCGCTTCGCCTGTCGGCGTGTAAACGTCCGCCATGGCGCGTTTCATCGCCGTTGCCGCCGTCGCTCCGGTGACGTTCTGCTCTGCCAATCGGAGCAGTGCCAGCGTCGTGCCTTCTGCGCTCTGTCCATAAGTCGAAGCCGTAGCCGCGCCCTGTGAGAGCGCTTCGCCGAGCATATTGACGTCTGTATTGGCGAGTGTCGCACCCTTTGCCATAAGGTCGGCATAGTAAGATGCGTTGTTGAAGCTGTCGCCGAAGCCCTTGACCGAGCCTGTCAGATAACCCGCCGCACTATCGAGCGACATTGCGCCCGCCGCCGCCAGATTAAGGACTGACGGCATGGTCGCTATCTGGTCATTTGCCGCAAGACCGGACTGCGCAAGGATGTTGAAGCCCTCAGCCGCTTCCGTTGCCGTGTACTTTGTCGATGCACCGAGCTCCCGGGCTTTGTCGATAATGCCCTGAATGGAGTCCTTCGGCACCTGCATGGTTGCGGCGATCTGGCTGGTAGCGGTCTCAAATCCCG